CTTAATGCTGCAAAGGCTGCATGGCTGTCTTATGGTGATGTTTTTAAGGCTGAAGCTGTACAGCAACCTACGCTTGTCGAGCGTGTTGTTAAGACAGTCGCTAATAAGCATGGCATCTATCTTACTGGTAATAATGTCAGACATAGTAATTGGAGCTCTTACATTTCTATTACGGGTCTCAATAAGCTGCGCTCAATTGAAGGCGTTACTGAGCTGAATATTACATATAAGACTAGTCAAACTACGTATAAGGCGATCATTCCGATGATCGCAATTGAGCCCAACCAGAATTCTATTACTATTACGATGCGATCTCACGACGATTGGGGTAATTCTAGCTATCATCCCAACCACGATACTAAGTGGGGTAGCTACTTTAAGCCTGTTTGATGTATTGACAAATCGTCGGTGCGTGATATAATTACACAGAACGAATGATTGCAAAGGAATAAATCTGTGGCTCGTCGTACCATGCTTACAGCTGCTAAGGGCCTTAAGACTAAGAAGGTTCGTACCGGCAAAGTTGCTCAGCAACTGGCTGATATCAAGTACATGGGCGCCGAACCGGAGGTTAATGGCAAGAACCGTTCAGAGCTTGATATACTCAAGCTTCTGAATTGGTATAATTACATGTGTTCGCGTTCTGATGCTCGTCAGTATATTGAGACTTACCTCAAGTCTAAGGGCCGCACTAACGAGCTGCGTGCACTTAAGAATGTGCCAGATGTGTGGATTAATCTGCAAGCCGGATGGACGGCGCGCATTATAACACGCGGTGGCTTGGGTTGGGAAAGTTCATTTGAACTGCGTTTGCGCGAAACCCTGGATAAGGCCGGGGTTAGTGCTGAAGAAGCTTCTGAGGTAAAGAAGACTGCAGAGAAGCCTGTTGAAAAGCCCAAGCCGAGCATTCAAGATCGCATTGCGGATAAGGCTTCCGATACTATCGGTGAACTTGACGAATTCATTGATAAGAATGGTTGGTCGATTGATGTTTATGATTGGCTGACAAAGAAGCAAGTCACACCAGTAACTGCACGTAAGATCCGTGACTTTTTCAAGCCTATTGCTGATGAAGCTGTAGAGTTGATTGCTAATAAGCCGAACTCTCAACTGATGGAAGGCTACAAGAACCTTACCAAGATCCAGCAAAAGCAGCGTGCAGCATTTTATGCTAAGTTGATTGATAATTGTGAACGCTTCTCTGATGTTGCTAAGAAGCAAAAGACACCTCGTCGTAAGAAGGTTGTGCCTGTTGAGAAAAAGCTCAAGGGTTTAAAGTTCCAGCAAGAGTCTAAGGAATACAAGCTGGTTTCTATTAAGCCCGAAAGGATCATTGGGGCAACTGAGCTGTGGGCCTTCAATACCAAGTATCGAACACTGACTGTATTCAATGCAGCCGAGCACTCTACCCTTGATGTCAAGGGTACGACAATGATTAACTATGACGAAGTTAAGTCCAAGACCTATCGAGTTGGTAGAAAGACCGAACAACATGTTGCTACAGCACTTAAGGGTGCTAAGCGTGCTGTAAGTAAAATGCTTGAAGAGCTGAAGACTGCTACACTCCAACATCGTATCAATGAAAACACCATCCTTCTGAGGGCAGAATAGATATGAGCAAGCGCAGCGGTTATATTGATGATAACATTACCATCATTGATGGCCAGAAAGTTAAGCTCCCGGAGCTTATCGGACAGCCAGGCAAAGGAGTTGCACCATCCTATGGCTATCGTAAGCGTGTCATGACTCCGTGGGGTAAGCATGAAGTTTGCACCATCATGGCTGTCTCTTCTCTTCACGGAGAGAAAGAAAGGTATGCCCATGCTTATCGGCCAGCTTCTAATCCAGGTGTCACGTTCAGCACTTTTAGGTTGACAAATATCTAAGTTCCATATATAATCAACATATACGGCCGTGTGGTCTAACTGGATAAGTCAGGAGTCTTCTAAACTCTACGATGGGGGTTCGAATCCCTCCACGGCCTCCAAAATTTTACAGGGGTATTCATGCTATCGTTTCTTTTCGGTGTAGGTTTGGGGTACATTGGATACCAATCTGCTCTAACGATAGTAAGATATTATTTGACTGTATCCGATACTTTCGAGGATATGGTAACTCGACTACTCCACTGGATCTATGGTATGACTGTAGCAGTAGTCGGTGTATTTTTTGTTTTTGGCTCTGGTTCAGAGTATGCCATATCCTTTGCAATGGCACATGCATTGACTCTGTGCCTTGTTGATTTAGAAACTACGTTTGAAGCAAACAGGGACCTGTAGCTCAACGGAGGGTTGGTGTAATAGTTAGCACGGGCAGCTCATAACTGTTAAGGCAGGGGAGCATAACCTCTACCCTCTACCACCACTTATATTATGGAGAACATCATGAGCACTATGAATCGTATCGCTAATGCTGGTAATCGCTTTCAAGGACAATACAAGCGTGTCCTTTGCGTTTGCTCTGCAGGCTTGCTGCGCTCTCCAACTGCAGCACTGGTCCTATCTCAGGACCCATTTAACTTTAATACGCGTGCCGTTGGCATCTCTCGGGAATATGGGCTTATTCCGATTGAGAGCGTGTATATCCATTGGGCTGATGAGATTGTCACCATGGAAACCAACCACACCGAGATTGTACAAAATCTAATCAAAAATATCGGCATTCTTGATAGTGCACCTAAGATCATCCAGCTTGACATCTCAGATGACTTTGCATACCGTGATCCGACACTGATTGAGCTTATCAAAAACACATACAATGAAAAGGCCAAGAATACTCTATGAACATTACTAAGCGAACGCTGATGTTAGCTGCAGTCAGCATGCCATTTTCAACTATGGCTATGGCCCAGGTTCCGACTGTGACCGGCGCTGGCGCGACCTTCCCCCGCCCGCTTTATGAACGCTGGTCGGCCCAGGCGCGCGATGCCGGCGCGGTCCAGCTGAACTACCAGTCCATCGGTTCCGGCGGCGGCATCAACCAGATCACCGCACGCACCGTCGATTTCGGCGCTTCCGACGCGCCGCTGACGACCGAGCAGCTGGCCGAGCGCAGCCTGCTGCAGTTCCCGACCGTCATGGGCTCCGTGGTGCTCAGCGCTAATCTGCCCGGCGTCGCCGACAATGCGCTGAAGCTGACGCCGGAAGTGATTGCCGACATCTTCCTCGGCAAGATCACCCGCTGGCGCGATCCGCGGATCGTCGAGCTGAACCGCGGCCTGACCATCCCGAACCTGCCGCTTTCCGTTGGCTACCGCGCCGATGGCTCGGGCACGACCTGGGTTTGGACGACCTATCTGTCGCGCATCTCCACCGAGTGGAAGAATGGCATAGGGGCGGGTACGTCAGTTCGCTGGCCGGTCGGCAACGGCGCTCGCGGCAATGAGGGTGTTTCCAACATCATCCGCAACAGCCCCGGCACCATCGGTTACATTGAGAACGCCTACGCGGTCGTGAACCGCATGCCGACGACGCAGATCCGCAACAAGGCCGGCAACTTCATGACACCAGCGCCTTCTGCCTTTAATGCTACGGCGGCAACGGCAGACTGGAACGTGCCGAACTTTGCGGCCGACACGATTGATCTAGCCGGCGCGGATGTATGGCCGGTCACCTCCCCCACCTATATCCTGCTGCCGACCAATCCAACGGCCGACAAGGTGGCAGGCAGTCGCAATGCTATGCGCTTCTTTGACTGGGCTTTCAAGAACGGTAGTGATGCAGCATCCCGGCTTGAATACATCCCGCTGCCTGCTATAACCCATGATGCCATTCGAGCGGCTTGGGCCCGGCGAGTGAAGGGCCCTGACGGCGGGGCTCTTTGGCCAATTTTCTAATCTATAATAGACAGACAGTTTGCTGTCTCTTTAATAAGGAAAGATTAATCTAAATGTTTACTCTCATGATCGTGTTTGCTCTGGCTAGCCAGCCTCAGACGCGTCTGAATTTGAATAGCATCTCTGCAGAGTCTTGTAGGGTTGAATCTCTTGCCGTTGAGACTGTATTCCGTAGCATGGGTGTTATCGAATATTCTACTCGTTGTGTAGAGCGGTAACCATGAAAGTCTACATTGGGCCCTACGTAAATTGGTTTGGCCCATATCAGATTGCCGAAAAGATTCTTTTCTGGAAAGACAAATATGATGACGATGACGACGCTATTGATCGACTTGGCGATTGGTTGGCTAAGAATCGCAAAGGGAAAGATTCAGCGCTTACTAAATTCTGTCGTTGGGTCGATAGCAAAAAGAAACGTAAAATAAGCATTAGGATTGACTACACTGATGTGTGGTCAATGGACAATACACTTGCACTGATTGTTGTGCCCATGCTTGAAAAGCTCCGGGAAAGTGTAGTCAGCGGACCTTCGGTTGATGACGAGGATGTACCCGAAAATCTTCGAAGTACTGCTGCTCCTGCACTGACCGAGGAGCAAAAGAATTGCGGCCATACCGACGATAATTGGTTTAAGCGTTGGGAATGGGTGCTTGATGAAATGATCTGGACCTTCAAGCAACATAGCAACGATGGATGGGAAGAGCAATATTATAGTGGTGAAGTCGATTGGTCGCTTGTAAAGAGTGAAGACTCTTCGGGCCCTATACTTGTAACAGGACCAAATCATACCTTCGAATCTGACTCGGAAGGTATTAAGAAGCATCGCGAGAGAATGCAGAATGGCCGCCGTCTCTTTGCAAAATACTACGAATCACTTTGGACATAATGAAGGAATACAGATATGCGAATGAAGAACTCTATGATTGAGAAGGGGGTTGATACCCAGTCTCTCTATGCATCTGGCCTCTATAGCGCCGATCAGCGTAATAAGGCCAAGTAATGGAAAGTCTTTCTAAGCCTGCACGATTCTCTTCCGATGTGTATAAGCTTATCAAGGAGAAGGACATGAACTACATTGATGCTGTAGTTCATTGGTGTGATGTGAATATGGTGGATGTTGAACTTGCGGCATCTCTTATCAAGCGGGATCCCAATCTACTTTGTGAGATTCAGCTTGATGCGGAGAGTCTTAATTACTTGAAGAAGACTGCTAGGCTGCCTATATGACACCATTTGAGGTGTATGTAGACTATCTTGCTCTCAAGAATCACTTCACCACCGAATGGTATGATTACATCAAGTATAATGGAAAGACCAAAGCAAATGCAGAGTCTTTCCAGACTAGAAAAGACCGAATGTTCTTCGAGAAGTTGGCTAAGCATAGAGATCCTCACGGTCTCATGCTTGCTAACTTTGTGGCTAATCCAAAAGTCTGGGCAAGAGATTTAGCTTACTCTCAGGAATGTGAGCAGACTTATTTGGATTGGCTCAAGAAGACTCAGGCTCTGGCCAATACGGTGCGGAACGACTTGAGTCACTTTAACTCTGAGTTCAATAGCAACTTTATAGTCAAGGACAACTATCACCCTAAGTGCCTTCAACTGTACTTGGGTGGTGATATTACTAGAGAGACATTCACTATTGTTGTGGATGTTACTGGTTGCTTTAAGTACTGGGACAAGAATCTTGCTGACGATATCATGTGGCAGGATACTAGAATCGGATATTCAAAGTATATCCCATTTCTGAAGTATGATAGAGCAAAGATAAAGAAAGTACTCATAGAATACTTTGGAGAATGATGAATGAACTTAAATCCGTTAGTGCAAAGTTGTGGGACACTGCAATATCAGATAGGTAATGTCGAGCAGTGGATCTGGCCCAAGTCAGATAACAGCACCTTTGGCATTATTGTACAAGATTGGTTGCAAACTATCCGACCCTTTCTAGAAGAGAATTTTGGTGGCTCAGGTCGGGCAGGAACAATAATTCAGGCTGGAGGCAATTGTGGTGTATATCCGCTACTCTACACTGAGTTTTTCAAGAATGTAATTACCTTCGAGCCCGATCCACTAAGCTTCTTTTGTTTGGTTCATAACTGTCAGCTACCTGGTATAGTAAAGTTCAATGCTGCTCTATCTGATAGAGGAGAAAATATTGTAATGCAAGAAATTGCTCCGGGCAATAGAGGCATGAACAAGACAGTTGCAGTTAATGAGTCATCCTCTGGTGTCACTCAAGATATTATTCCAGCTATGGCTCTTGACAGTCTAGAGTATTTTGACTTGAAACTTATCCAGTTGGATCTTGAGGGCAACGAAATCAAGGCTATTGATGGCGCTTTGGAAACCATCAAGAAGCACAAGCCCATGATCATTCTTGAGTGTGGTAACAACTATGAGGAAGAGAATATAGAGTATCATGCACGAGTTATAGATAAGATGAAAAGCATAGGATACAAAAATGTCAAGCAGCTAAACATACTTGATGTGGTTTTCTTACCGAACTAACAGTTGACTTCTCTATAGAAAGTGATATATATAGTATCAGTGTAACTGACCGGCTGTGATAGTACCCTCCGCCAATAACTTATTGGCATTGCGCAATGCCATGGCAACGGTGGCCGGATCTTATACATACAAAACATACGATACATACGACCTTAACATACGAAATATACGGAGATATACATGGTAGATTTTTCTTCTCTTAAGAACCGCAGCGGCAAGAGCTCTCTCGAATCGCTCACGCAGGAGCTTTCAAAGCTCAACACTCAAGGTGATGGTAAGAATTCAGACGATAGGTTCTGGTATCCTGCCGTCGATAAGGCCGGTAATGGTTACGCTGTAATCCGTTTCCTTCCTGCTCCTGGTGAAGAGGAACTTCCTTTCATTCGGATGTTTGAGCACGGCTTCAAGGGCCCGACTGGGCTGTGGTATATTGAGAACTCTCTGACTACTGTTGGCAAGCAGGACCCTGTTGGCGAGCTTAACTCTAAGCTCTGGAATGAGTCGACCGACGACGAATCGCCTGGCCGTAAGCAGGCTCGTGCCCAGAAGCGCAAGCTTAACTACGTCTGCAACATCTACATCGTGCAGGACCAGGCCAATCCGGAGAATAACGGTAAGGTCAAGCTGTTCAAGATTGGTAAGAAGATCTTTGACAAGCTGAATGAGGCTATGAATCCGCAGTTTGCAGATGAGAAGCCGATGAATCCTTTCGACCTCTGGGATGGTGCTAACTTCAAGTTGAAGATTAGGACTGTTGAGGGCTATCGCAACTACGATAAGTCTGAGTTTGCTAGCCCTGAGCCCTTGTTTGAGGATGACAAGAAGCTTGAGGCAGTTTGGAAGTCTGAGCACCTGCTGCAGCCGTTCCTGGCTCCGGAGAACTTCAAGAGCTACGATGAACTCAAGGCTCGCTTGAGCAAGGTTCTTGGTCTTGAAAGCAATGGTGGAACTTCACCATCTGCTGCTAGACAGGCCGCGGCTGCTCGTAAGCCTACTCCGACTGAGGACACCGCTCCATGGCAGGATCCTAAGCCTCAGCGTGCAGCACCTTCTCGAGGTGAGATTCACGATGACGATGAGGACCTTGAGTTCTTCCGTAAACTTGCCGAGTAATTAAGAACAACTTAATTGGGGAGCCGTTTGGCTCCCCTTTTAGTTTAAGCTGCCATATTGAAAAGTCTGGCATATCGTTCCGCTGAATCTACAGGTTCTACATTTCCAGGTTCGGTAGGACTACTAAATGTACCTGGTACTGATGCACCGGCGGATGCTTGGCCTGCAGGTGCAGATTCAGAATATATTGCAGTAGCTGGAGCAGGTATTCTTTCAGCTACTGCATTTGCTTGTGATGCATTAACCACAGCTGCACCGGTTGTAGGTGCAGAAGCAGCAGGAGTAGATGCGGCAGATTGTTCGGCTGGTGAAGCAATGCTTGCAGCCGCAGTAGCAGGAGTAGATGATATGGGTGATGCATCAGATGATGATGGGGCAGGTTCTGGTGTTTGGCTTTGTGCAGATTGTGTAGATTGTGATCCAGATAAACCAAGCAGTGGGGCGGGATCAATCTTGGTACCATTACGTATTGCTTCAAAGTGTAAATGAGGACCTGTGGATCTACCGGTATTGCCCGATAGCGCTATCTGTTGACCAGCTGTGACTTGTTGACCTTCCTGTACTCCAAATGAAGATAGATGCGCGTATAACGTATCAGTGCCATTATCTCCGCGGATACGGATCATATTTCCGTATGAAGAGGACTCGCGCACTTCAACAACTGTTCCACCATGTGCTGCAACGATCGGAGTACCAACAGGAACCCCATAATCAATACCTTCGTGATTACCCATAGAACGCATGCCAAACGGTGATGTTATTCTTCCTGATGTTGGTGTAAGTAATCTTGTAGATGAAGCGGCTCCTGCTGGTGCAGGCATTGATGCAAGAGTAGCTAAAGGATTAAGCCCGGGCGCATCAGGAGAGGGAGATGCTTGTGTAGAGACCGGTCTAGCCTGACTAGATCTTGTAACTTGAGCTCTAGCACTATCTGTAGATGTTACGGTAGGCATATAACCAACAAAGCGATCATTTGATCTAATCCGAGTTGCGCTTTCTGGTACCGGTTGCTCAGTAGCTGCCGGTGGTCTGGTTATTCTAGGTTGTGTCCCTGAGCTTATTCTCGGTGTCTGTGTAGTATTTTGTTCGGCTGGTACTGAGGGGAGTGAAACTGCTGGTGCGGTTGATAATGGTGAAGCGCTAGGTGTCTGAACATGTTGAATAGTTCCTGCTCTAGCTGCTGTAATTCTCTCAGCATATTGAGGTAGTAACTCAGCCATTGCTCTTGATTCTGCACTTGATTCAAATCCTTGCATATAAAGAGATCTTGTGGCTGGACTACCAGATTGATATGCAGGAGTTCTTCTAATTGACTCATCAATTAGTTCTTTTCTTCTATCACGCAGCTTAGCTTCATATTCTCTTGCACCTTCAGGATCATTTTCTCTAAATCTAGCAAGACTAAAATTAGCAACAGTTCTTTCTTGAGTTTCTCTAGTGACTGCGGGTTGATTTGTTGCTGGTGCATTACCTTGCTGGGGATTAGTAGATCCTGCAGGTTGATCTCTTCTATTAGCTTCATTATTCTGTGTATTATAAAGAGCTCCCCCTAAGGTGGCCGCTGCTGCACCAGCTGCTAACTTAGATCCTAGCCCACCTAATCCCCCATTTAGACCGCTATTACCAGTTGGCTTAGCATCTTTGCCCGAATTTAAGTCTTTAACAACATCGAGTAGTTCTTTAAGTAGAGTTACTATTTTTCCTTGCTCGATTGTTAAACTTGCTAAATTAATAGCTATTGCATCCGATTTGCGGATGGAATTCT